CAGTTACAGTGAGGTTGTTGTATGTAGCCGTACCTGAGAATGTAGGGTTAGAAGTAGGAGCAGCTAATGCGAATGCTGCTTGGATTGCATTGAACTCCGAAGTGAACTCAGCTCCGACAATAACCTTATTAGGGTCGTTGGCGGGGAGGGTGTCCTTAGAGCCGAAGTTAGTAGTAGGTGTATATGTTATACTCATTATGTGCTCCGATTGGATTCTTTGTGTATGCCCTCTGTGGGCAAAGGACAGACAGAAAGAAGCGGCCCCGAAAGGCCGCTAGGGTTTAGCTTATACTAAAGCTGCGATGGTTACGCCAGACTCTGGACGGTAAGTTTCCAAACCGTAGATAGTATCGGCAGTCATCAGGTCAGCCAAGAACTCTTGCTTGTACTGAGTCTGAGTACGAACACCCAGCTGCTCAGCGAATACCAATGCATCTTTGTGCATTAACAAACAGTTCTTCTCGCCAGCGTTACCGGTGAGGTTAGTAGAAACGTACAGGTCAACACCGTAGATGCTGCCCAGCTTGCCATTAACTACAGGGCTGCCAGCAACGAAGTCACTAGAGATGTAGTTAGAGACGCCCAGCATTGCCATCTTAACGGCAGGTGGGATTACTAATACACGGCTATCACCGGGTACGTCGTTGTCGTCAAGGATCTGGATAGCAGCACGTAAGCCTTCATCGTTGAAAGCAGTAGTGGTTCCGCCAGCTTCGTCAGCGATTCCGCCAGCTACGAATGACTTCTTAGCAGTGAAACCAGAGTTGGCTTCAGCGATCAGAGCAGAGTCAACCTGAGTAGCAAGAGCGTAACCAGCGTCAGTCGTGTAGAAAGACCGGAGGCTGTTAAGAGCTTGTACGTCAGTGATGTCTTCAATCATACGTGAGTATTCGAAGTGCTCACTTACATTGATAACCAGCTCGCCAGTGGTGCCAGCGATCAAAGTTACCTGAGACTCAACACCCTTGGCAGAAGCAGATCCACGATCAGGCTTAGGGATACGGATAGTATCGCCCTTCTTGCCTACCATAGACATAGCGCGAACGAGAGGCTTAACTACCAATGACTTCTCGTAAGAAGCAATGATCTCGTCACTCCAGATCTCTGGGATGAAAGTAGCTGCGGTTGTGTTTGTTACATGAGTTGATCCAAGTGCCATTGTGATATTCCTTTAAGGTTTATTTAACCCTCCCCTCCTGATATGCTTTCATTATCTCAGGCTGCATTGCCTCATATCGTTTTGGGTCGCGGTTCATTAGTTCAATAATGTCACGACGTCTGTACACCTTACGGGTTGTTTGACCCTCGGGGTTAGAGCGTGACGAGCCAGTAGAAGCCTTCTTCAATTCAGCCTTCTTTGCGACCTTCTCAACTGCTGCTTGACTCTTGACAACGCCCTGCGTGTCTTTGTAGAGTGTCAACAGTTCATCTGCTGCGGCGAAGTCATAGTTCGAATCCGCTTGAGCAAATAGGTTCTGACGGAACTGGCTGCCCTTAACCCAAGTCTGGAATGACTCGGAGCTTAAGACGTCCTTCATGTCAGAGTGTTTAGCTTGAATAGCAGTCAACGCCTTCTCCTTCTGAGCAGCTACAGTAGCTTCCTGCATCTGTCTCATTACGGGGTTATTAGCGATTGCTCTACTCACTGCTGCGTTCGGATCAGCAAAGAAGTCAATGTCGTCGACCTCTGTTACTTCCGGTGTTGGAGCCTGCTGCGTGGCCATGCTGTTCTTAACCATCTCGTCGAAGGCTGTGCGTAACTCGCCTACTTCGGATGACTGTTGACCTAAACGCTTTTCCAACTCTTGATGCATTCGTGCAATGTCGGATGCAGACTTACCTTGGTACTTATCGGGGAGGGCTTCTTCTTCAGGTTCCTCAGTCTCAGGTTCGTAGTCGTACTCATCCGGAGCTACCGGCTGTTCCAACTCTTCCTCTGTTACTGCGTCATCCTCAGTGTAGTTGCTTGTCTCTGCGATTATCTCACCATCGGTATCTATCAATGTAGCCATTATTAAACTCCGGCCCTTAAAGGGTTATCAGATATAGGGGTAAGGGGTTACGTTATGTAGTTATCCCTTCTGTGCTCTCCGTTCGTGGTCGCGCTTCCACTTGAATGCAGCACCGGGGAAGTCCCCAGAGACACCTTCAAGCTTGCACTTCACAGGAGACACTATGGTATTAGCAGGAGCAGAACAGGCTCCACACCGGAAATCATCTTCCGCTCTGCCAAACACCTCAGTGATTTCGTTACACTTAGTGCAGCGTACGTCATAGATCCGACGCATCGTCCACCTCCTCGTTGGAAGCTTCAGCTGCTGCAACAGCGTTCTCGTACCCAACTAGTTGAGACAGGATCTCGAAACGGCCCTTAGCCTTCCAGAACTCCTTCTCGTCTTCACAGTTAGCTACGTGTATTTGGTTGATCGCAACCTCAAGCTCGGCTTTAAAGTTAGCCCAGCCGGTAGTCAAGAACAAGTCCCGCGCATCTTCAAAGAACTTCTTATCTTCTTCAGTCATTCTTAGCGCTCCTTGAGATGGTCTTCTTAGCCTTTAGTTCTTTAACTTCTTTTTCCAATGCGCCCACTCTGTTGAGTAGTTGTTGGAGATAGTTAGTTGTGCTCTCGACTAGTTCGTCGAACTTCTTCTGGTCTACCATGCGATTATCTCTCCTTTGAGGTCGCCTTCTTTATGAGTCGGTCTAAGCCGATCCCTACGATTGTACCAGAGAAGAACATAATAATATGATCTAGTATCTGGTGCGTTGCATCTTGATTAAAGTGTTCGTTGTTACCCTCTGCATTAGCGTAGAGGACAACGAATAAGAGTGTTAGTGTTATAATGCCACTAAGTGCGGCTACTGTTCTGTATTCCATGTAACCGCCTTAGGTGTCATCATTAAAGTACCCCTCCCTGTGGAGGCATTGGGGGCCTCTGAGGGGGTGTCGGAGCTGCTTGCTCCATTCCCATCTTAGCTACGTTAGCCATCTGGCCGTCTTGCTTAACCTGTAGCTCTTGCTCCTTCAGTAGTAGCTCAGACATCTGCTTCTTCCGTTGGAACTCTTTCTCGTCCATATCCTCAGAATACTTGAGGGTTAGCTCCTCAGGCATCAGCTGCGCTTCGATGTTGTACTTCTGTGCACGGCTCTTGGACTCTTCAGCTTGACCATTGAGTAGAGCGACTTGCCCCTGCTGTATAGCCATCTGAGCTTGGTGAGCTTCCTGCTGCTGTTGTTGAGCTTGCTGTTCTGCTTCTGGGTTGGGCTGGTTAGCAGCGTCGATAGCAGCTATTAGCTCATCCCTGTTGGATACGTTAAGGTGGTCGATGATTCCCTTAATGATAGCACCATGAGCTGGGGACTCAGGGCCGACCATCTGTAGGATCTGACTTAGTTGAGATACCTCGTACTCACGCGCCATAGCACCCAGTGAACTGAATGGAATGAACGTGTAGTCCTGTACTGGGTAGTTGTCAGGGTCGAACTGCATGTACCTATAAGCAGCTTTACGTACGAATGGGATCAAGAAGTTCTCTTGGAAGTTCACCAACGTGCGCTTCTGGCGCTTGACTACAGCACCTTGGGACATGGATTGACCAGCTGCTGTTACATCACCACCACTCATAGCGGGTGCACCTTCGCCTGATCCCGTAGCTTGACTCACCATCTGCTGGAGCTGTTGTCCCTGCGAGAAGGTGATCTGGTCTACGCCACCAAACTTAAAGGGCATCAAGGTTTCAGCAGGGTTGCCGTTGGTCATAATCATGCGACCCGGACGGACTTCCAACTTGTGTCCTCTTGGGATACGTGTAGCATCCACTGCCATCATTGGGTGCGTAGTAAGTGCTAGTGCATCTATACGGGCGCGCAGCTCAGCGTCAAGAGCCTTCTGGCTCATATAGGCTTTCTCACAGACTCCACGACCCCAGAAGATCGAAGGTACGATGTCCCATTGGAACGCCACGATAGGACGGTCTTGGCACATGTAAGGGTTGCCCATAGCCTTGAGTACTTCAGTACCGTTAGCTAATACAACGATAGCCTCAACGTAATGACCCGGCTCTAAGTCTTCCTCGTCAACTCCGGGTTCGTTCAGGAGCATAGCTCGTGGAACTTTACCGTAGTACTTAGTAAGACGAACACGCCCTTTGGGTTTGCTGTCTATCTCAGAGTCGAACTCGATCTCTTCATCAGAAGCTGAATCACCAATGTATACATCATCCCTGTAGATACCGGACTCTTGTAGCTCCTCTACAATGTGCCTACTAACGAACTCATCAACTGCACAACCCAATGCCTCTTCAACACATGTAGCTGCTGGATCGACTAGGAAGTTCTTAGGTTGGATAGGGTTCATCTTAACCAGAGGACGCAACTGCTCGTTCACTCCGATCTCGTTCATCATGCCATCCAAGGCAGGCTGAGTGGCGGGCTTATAAGTCTTGATCTCGTCGATCACGACCTCAGCGATTCCCGTACCGTACACAGCTGCGT